GCGAGGGCATGCATTCCAGGGTGGTCTCTGAAATGGTGTCTGTGAATTTGAGTGAATATGACTGGTATGAACTTCTGGCACCAGACTGTCATATCGTATGACTCCTTGATGATCTGAATTGGGGTCCCGGCGGCAAAAGAGGATGTAACTTCTTCATAGTCTCCTCGCATCATCAGCCTCTTATCTCTGCCTTTTGTGAGAATCTCCCGTTTGTCAGACTTGCAAAGAAGACGGGCAACTTCCTCAACAACATTCATCATTATCCGTGCCTTGATGTACAATATGATGATTTCCCTGACGCCACCTATTTGGCCCTTCTTGAAGATTTGTATCAGTATCTCGAAGGCTTTGTTGCCCTGTCCGGAGTATTGCATCACAATCTCAGATGCTGTCATCAGCTGCTCATTCTCGAGAATCTCAGCAACCAACTCAATTGCCTTGGTTCGGACACCAATTTTCTTCAGGTCAGCGAGGTCGTTGGGGTTGATATGATGGGCAATGTCTTTGACAGAGGCTTTGAAAGTGGCATAGTCTGACAGCGGTTTGGAGAGGATCCTCTCAAGTTTCTCAGATGTCATCCAGGAGCCGTTGTCGGCCATGTTCTCCTGGTGCCTATCCTGCAGCCTAACGCCTATTCTGACAGCTCTCGAGCTGTAGAAATGACTCTCAGGGTTTGTAGAGTGTGCGTGTCTAATGTCCTCTTCCACTGATGTGTTGCCGAGGAAATAATTTATCTTTTCAGAGCCATCTCTGGATGCAATCTCTTTGTCATACTTTGATTCTTCCTTGACAATCTTCTCCATGATCCTCAAAGAATCTTGTGCTGCATTTTGCCTGTCTTTGTTGTATGCCATGCACCAATAAATCTCATTGAGGTTGTACGAAATTGGAACTTGACCACCATACGTGAATAGCCTGGGTAGTAAGTTAACGACACCAGTTGTTGTCTCATCATACAAGCCTGTCTCATCGTCTCTATGGAGCTTGTTCACTTTGACAAGATCTGTGAGGTGAGTTTTGCATATGATCTCGCAAGAGGACACAGCTCGCTGGAGCATTGTGGACTGGATGATTGAATTGACTCGTGACGGAAATTTACTAGCTAATTTGTCAAACTGCTTGTCACCAAGACTTTTCATCCAGAGGTATCGGATGTTTTGATTCGTAACGCTTGTCAACTGCTTGTCTTCAAGGTATGTAAGAGCAAGGAGTGTGTAGTTACCTGCAGACATCTCTTGGGCAAGTGCCTGTCTCATTGTAGTGCCAGGCCTCACAAGGCGCTCTGCATTGGCCAAGGTCGAGACAGAGACACGATCGAAACACCGCTGCCAATGCTTGAGACGGTCAACATCAACCGAGAGCCACGAAGATTCCCAATGGTCGCCAATTGGATGCCATGTTGCTGAAAATCCACTGGAAAGCGGTGATGTCAAGGAGATCACCTTTGTGAATTCAACGCTAGACTCAGTTCTGAGCTGTGGGCCAGGTGCAATCAAAAAGTAAACACCAGAGAATCCAGAATAACCAAGCACATATTCACCATTCTTCCTTCGCCTCATGTTGATGACGATTTCATTTGACATGGTCTGGTAGAACTTCAGAAGGCCAGTTGTTGAAGACCCACCCAACTTTGTGTTTATGTAGTCAATCTCCGTTGACAGTGATATGCCTGCAGACTGAACGGAAGGGTCTCGGAGTTCTGTCAATTCATCAACTCGAACCTCCTGCTCGATCTGAGTTATGAAGTCTTGGAGCATGATCTGATGCGAGGGATCAACTCCAATGTGTCTTGGTGCTTCTCTTGGTATTTTCAACCCATGTTTTCTCAGGTATGCTTTTCGGCCCGGGCCTTCAAGTTGTTCTTTCTCAAGCTGATCTGTGCTGAGTTGCAGGTGGATAAGCCTGTCAGAGTCTTCGGGCTTCTGATACGTTAGTGACTGT